AACAGTGTCAACCTATTTGGCGAACCCTACTTGCAACTTCTCTAATGCTGATAATTCTTTCGCGCCTGAGCCTGAAAAGTTCCTACCGTGTTCTGAGCCACCACCTTGTGATGACTTGAATAAATGCGGTGCTACTTCCATTTGACCTTTGACCCATTCTTGTACTGACATTGGCTCGCTTGTGCCTTCACCGTATATTACGTTACCGTTTTGGTCATGTGGTACAGCCTTGCCTTCTTTCAATGAGAATACAGATTGAGAGCGTAGTAGTACATCGTCTATGCCTGTATCTACAACACCTGATTTGCTTGCTGAGTCTCTTACAGCGTTATCAATCACAAGTGTCTCTAACTGCTTATTCAAAGTACCGTTAAGACCTTTGATTTTCTCTAATTCTTTGTTGTGGTGTAACACCATAGACTTTGTGCGCTCATCTAGTAGCTCATCAATCTTTCCTGCGTCTATTAGCTTCTTATCTTTGTTGGCTTGTTGTTGTTTAACCATGTCGTTATAACTATCAACATCAATGCCGTCAAACTTAGCGCTTAGTGTTTCCATGTCTTTCATTAACTTTACGTTGTTTCCACGGAAGTCGTCTAGTTTAGTCTTTAGTGAGTTGTACTCGTCTTCTGAGTATGTTTTGTCGTCTGTATCGCTCATGCTTTATTCTCCGAATAATTAAATTGTCTCTGACGATGTTATTATACAACCTATTTTGTAGATGTGAAACTAGAATACTAATTCGTTTTTATCGAAGGCTTTTTGTTGCTCTTTGGTTAGCATTTTGTATTCGTCATAGGGCTTATCACCCTCAACCGCTTCTATCAACAAGTCTATCTGCTTGTCTATATCTCTCCACAGTAGTCCTATAACATTAGGCTCTACACCATATTTCTCTTTGTGTAGATTTTGTAAGTTTTCCATTGCTTCCATCACAGCACCTCTTTCATTATCAATTCAAACTCTTTTGTTAGACTAGGGAACATCTTTTTAGTAAATGCCCAACTCTTTTTATCTGACCATAGTAGAAATAAGTTAGCAAAGTTCTCAGTCATTTGGTTTTCGTGCCAACGATAGTAACTCTTACCGTGTCCTGCCATTCGGTGGTTATTATAAAATTTGCCTTTTGTCATACTGTCAATAATGTCACTTACGTTTGCATAAATAGGGTTTTTCCATATAAACTTAATTCCGTATTTGCTGTCTTCCATTACTTTCAGCATATCTTTCAGTTTAAACATAGCTTCTTTCTGTCCACGCATTCCTTTTCCAATGCCTAGTGCGCGAGCGTCTATCTCTGACGCTTCTTTCAACCTTTTATATGACAAGAATGTGCTTGATGTTCCCTCAGCGCCCACAGCTTTATAAAGCCAATTAAGTGTGTGGTCTATGTGATGACCATATTCATGGAGTAGTACATGCCTATCATCAGCCCTGTTTTTGGTTACAGGTGTCTCAATCTTTTTCGATGTTTGATAATAAATACCATCACCTCTGATTATGGTATTTGGCTTAGGTAGTTTGTTGATGATTTCTTTGGCTTCGTCTCTTATGTCGGTAAGCATTGCGTCAAACCCAACATTGAACCCAAGCACAGGGTTTGGTATCTTAGGTTTCTTAGGTGTAGGCTTGTCTAGCTTGGTGTTTAGTTGTTGTACCGTTAAAGGATTACCTGACTGATTTACTAAGTCTGTAAACTTTAACTTGTCTCGCTTCCACAGTTCGTATTTCTGTGCGCCTAGTGCGTCTCTTTGGAATGACTCTGATTTGCCTTTTAACCAACCCTCATAGCCTAGCTTGTCTGATACTTGACCGTCCATGCTTGCTCTAGTTGATTCGGGTATCTCATTAAAGTCGCCTTTTGCGCCTAACTCTTCCCAACTCTTAACGATTGGAACTTGCGTTGAACGACAACCCCAATGTGCTGTTACACCGGGGAAGGTTACGCTGTGATTGATTGGCTCTTTATCAGGGTTTGACCAAGTTAGCCCGTCCAAGCCCATACAAGTTTGTGATGTTCTGCTATCTAGTGTTGATACCCACTCTACGCCTTTGATGATATCGTCATTATCTGCGTAAGTCTCTAGTCGTGCTTCGTTTGCGACAGCCTGTATGCTTGTTCTGACCAATGCTTCTGCGCTACGCCTGTTTGCCTGTAACGCACCGTCCTTGTATTTGTTTGGCGTTGTACCTATTAGGTTTTTTGTGATTGTCTTGGTGTCGTCACCCCTCATCATTCCCTGACGTATTGTGTCTGAGAACCTAAGATGGAACGCTTCACCTCTTCGTGACCACCACTCAGCTGATTGTGCGCCTTCAAACAATGTATCACTTGCTATTGATTTAAGCATTTGTTTGCTCATACCAACCGAGGATATCTGTACTGTTAGTGCTTTGTTGATTGAAGAGACTGCTTGCTTCTCAGCAATAGATGCCACATTGGCTAATGTCTTAGCGTGTTCTTTTGCTACTTGCTTGTACGTGGTCTTTATCGTCTCGCGTGTCTGCTTCAGCAAGGCTTTCATGCGTTTGATTTTAGTTTGTTCGCGTACAGCGTCAAACATTCCCGTATTTTGGATGTCAGCGACTAGAACCTTCTCTAATTTCTTGAGTTCTCTTCTTATGTCCTTTTTTACTGAGGCTTCAAGACGTTGTAAGTCTACTGAGTGTCCTGTAATCTCATCAAGGATTGTGTCATTGACTGACATTATTCAAGTTCACCTGCCTGTACATCAATGCGGTCTTTCTCATCCTCAATGCTTACATCAGGCTCTAGGATTTCTCCACGCTTCATGTTGTATAGGAATGTTTCGTGTGAGATTGCGCCTGACTGCCACGCACCCATTAGTGATGTCATGTCCTGTGCGCCAATCTTAGTATCTACGAAGTCTGTATTAAGTTTAACTGTTACATCGCCACTGATACCTTCCCACTCAGCCATAACCTGTAGGGCTGTTTGAATTGCTGTCTCTACTGCCTTAACTGTACTAATTAATGTTGAGGCTTCTGCGTTCTGTCTTAGTCTTACCGTGTCTGTGGCTTCAACGCCTGATTTCTGAGACTGTAGTAGTTGTGCGCCTAGTGATGCCATCATTGAGCGCTTTTCGTCCATCGCTACTTCTAATGCTTTTAGTCCTTGACCACTAAACTCTAAATATCCAACCTTTGATTGCTCGTTAGGTAACACCCATGCTGAACCTGAACCGATTGATAGTTCACTGTCAATGTCTATGCCTGTAACGTAAGGCGTAGGTAGTGCTGTGAAATGACGACCATGTTCTAAGTCTGCTGATGTTCTGTATAGCGATAGCCCTGTGTCTGCTAGTGCCAATAATGAAGACATAGTAGGCTCAAAGTTAAAGCCGTCTCCACTTAGCGCTACAAATGGGATGCCATCTAGTCCGTCACCTCGTACTGTAGGGTATTTCTCGTCAACAATCTTCCAACCGTTTGTGTCTCGCCAAATTCGTACAACGTATTTACCGTCTTCGTCTTTGGTTAGTTCCCTGTACTGAATAGCGTACTCTGACTTGTATTTGTCTTTAGGGTCAATCTGTCTGTATGTTTCTTGTAGGACAACCGTGTCTTCTAGCCAATTCACCACTTGTTCAGTTGTGTAGCCTGTCAAATAAGGACGCTCTTCGTTTCTGTCAACCAATACACCTTGACGACCCATCAACAAATGCTCTGATAGCATCATTGATATAAAGTCGTTTAGTGATACGCCTGTGCCTGTGATGTCACTCATCAACTCTTCTATCTTTGGTGGCACTTCTATGATTGGGTCTACTCGCATTACTGCGCCCACCAATCCTGATACTGTGCGTTCTATACCGTTGTAATATACGGCTCTTAGTCTGTATGCGTCATACTGTGCTTTGTCTTGACCACTTAGTTTAGGTAGGTAATCTACCCCTTTGTTCTTGATTGCGTCACTGCCTTCGTAAGAGTCTCTGATTCTTGACCATTGGCTTGATGCTTCTACATAATACGGATGTTTTGACTCAATTCCCATTGCTACACTCCCATTACTCGTGCTAATTTAGGTTTACCTTTGCGCTTAATCATAGGCTGTAGAGCATATCTAAGCGCGTCTATGTAGTGATTGTCTTTATCGACTATTGTTGGCAATATGTCTTCTGTCAATCTATCTACTTTATAACTATATCTTACAAATTCATTTGCGACTTCCATACACCTTGTATGAATGTGAACCTTCTTAAAACTTCGGATATGTTCAATGCCGTCTTCTATACTTCCTGACCACTTATGAACGGATTCAATCCTATACCCTTGTCTTCTGACAAAAGATATAGACTCAGGTCTTGCCGAG